ACCGCGAAGATGCTGCACGCCTTGGTGAAGGCGCACCCGCGCGCCCTCTCGCGCGAGGCCCTTGCCAGGACCGTCGGCATCGATCATTCCACGGGGACCTTTCGCAACTACCTCTCCGAACTCCGCTCGCCGGGCTTGATCATCGACGTGAGCAGGACCGAGGTGAAGGCCTCCGACCTCCTCTTCCCGCCGGGGCTGCGATGAGCGTCGAGACCCTGCCCCCCGACCACGTGTGGGAACGCCCGCTGTCCCCAGCCGCGGACCAGCTGCGCCTCGCCCTGCATGAGGCCCTCGGCAACCGGCCCACGCGCTGCGACGTCGACGCGGTCGATCTCTCGCTCATCGTGCAGCCGCTGGAGGGGGAGCGCTTCATCGTGGTTGGACGACGCGCGCTCGCCGGGCTCCAGCGGCCAGGCGGACCCAGCACCGCCTTCGAGGACGCCGACCGATGGGAGGTCGGGATCGTGCGCTACTATGGCCGGGAATGGGCCACCAGCGATCTTGCGCACGCCGCCGAGACGATTCTCGACGATTTCGCGCCGGCAGTCTTCGCGCGTGAGTGGCAGCTGCACCACTGCGACCGATGACGATCGACCTCTCCAAGCCGGACCTGGTGATCGCCGAGGCGGAGCGCCGCGCGAGACTGCGCGCCGAGGGGAAGCCGCTATCCGGCGATGGCGGCGTCGCGCGCAACATCCCGCCGCTGACTCAGCGCGATCGAATGGTGTTGGCTCAGGGACCGTTGCGGAATCCGTTCGATCCCGGCACGTGGATAGGCGAAGAATCGCCGCACCTGACCGTGCATTCGATCGGCGACCCGCCGATCGCGTGGCGAAAAGGCGACACCCTCTGGCTCAGCATCAACGCGACGGCCCGCCCGAAGAAGAACTCTACGATGCTCGGCATCAAGAAGAGCCCGGGCTACATCCGCTTCCGCAACGCCGTCATGGCGGCCGTGCAGCCGTTCGCCGCCGAGCTGCGTCTGCCGCTCCCAGCGATCGACTACAATTGCGCCGCCCACTTCCATCGGGAGCGCGACGACGCCGACACCGACAACCTGATCTCCGGCCTCGCCGACGCCCTCCAGGACGCCGGCGTCATCGCCGACGACTTCCACCTGCGCACCTGGAACGGCACCGATCGGTTCCTCGACGTGGCGCGTCCGCGCGTTGAACTCACGCTCACTCCCTACCTCCCGGGGCATCGGTGACGCCGGATCGGGCCGCGTCGACGCCTGCAACGCCGGCGCGCAGCGCCGGCGGGAATCGCTGCCCGGTGCGCTACTGCACCGGGCAGCTGCGCGGCGAGACGGACGAGATTGGCCGCATGCACTTCGTCTGCGACGACTGCGAGCGGCGCGCGAAGCTCGAGCATGACGCGAAGTTCGGCAGCTATTTGGAACACCTGCGCGCCCAACGCCGCGAGCGAGAAGCCCGTCAACTCGAGGCGCGCCAGCAGGAGGAGGCCGCGCGCGGTCCCGTGCCGCGGTGCGTCGTCTGCGATGATCCCCTCACGCCACCGCGCACGCGCGTGTGCGAAAAGGTCGAGTGCCGTCGCCGATACAAGGCGGAGTATCAGCGCCGCCTCTTCGGTCGGCCTTCGCGAGCAGAGGTCGCGCCCGATGACCTCCCCGAGCCGAGCGCCATGCTCGACCTCTTCAAGGACTTCCCGTGAGGCGCGCTTCCTCCCATGTGTAATCGCTGCGAACCGAGGGCCGTGCGAGGCATGGTCGTCACCCCGGCCATTGAGAGGGCGGCGGAGGCGGTCCGGGCGCTCTACGAGGAGTGTCCGGCTGGAGGCCATGCCCACGTCGTGACCGACGACATGAACGTCGACAACGATGACATCGACGAGTGCATCGTGTGGATCGACGACCCGGAGGCCGACCCGATACGACAATTGGGAGGCGACGACATCGTCACGCCAGACGAGCTGGCGCTGGCGCGCGCCGCGCTCGTAGCCTTACAGCCACTCACCCGGAGACAGCGAGTGCTCGCAATCCAACGAGGAATGTCACGATGAGCGACACGATCCAGCCTGCACTGACGCCGGACGAGTGGGCGAGTCGAGAGATACGGCTCGATAGTGACACGTATATCCGTGTGCAGGCGCATCCCATGGGCGTGGTGCGTGCCGTCACCAGGTACAGACGCAGCAGCGCCATTCCGGTCGGGCCACTGCCTGGCGTGATCGCCCTCTCCAACGATGCCCTCCCCGACGGCCACCCGAACAAACTCACGCGGGCCGACGTCGCCTTGCTGCGCGACATCGCGCCGGAGTTCGCGTTTCGCGGCATCGGCGTTGACAAAGAGATCGAGACGCTTGCGTCCAAATTGGAGGCGCTGTTGCCCCCGGAGTAGCGCGAGACATCGCGCATTGAGGCGCCGTCGGGGCCGCCGCATCATCCGGCATGCACACCGCCACGGCCCGCAGCGGCCCGGCCTCGCGCCCCACCAATAGCGAGGGATGGGCCACCTACCGCGACGGACAGGTCGCCCGTTGCCCCGGGTACAACACCCGCACGCACCATCTCTGCGATACCGCGCTCGGGGTCGTTGGCCCCGGTCGCCGCATGCGCGTGCGCGTCCGGCCAGCCGCCACCTCCACCGCCGCGACGCGCCCCGCCCCGCATCCCGCCACCGATCTCCTCCCGCGCTGCAGGCGCTGTCAGTCCGAACTGGAGATCGCCTTCGATCGCATCGATGGCGCCCCGTAAGCCGCGCGCGAAGGCGGCCGGTTCCTCGAATCCCCGGGAAAAGAGGAACCGGGGGGCCAAGCCACGCGCGAAAACCGCGAAGAAGCCTGCGACAATCCGCCGCAAGTCGCGGAAGCGGAAGCCTAACGATGCGCCAGCGTCCGCGAAGATGGGACGGCCTCGCAAGGACTTCAACCGCAAGGACTTCGAGAAGCTGTGCAAGATCCAGTCGACCCGCGAGGAGATCGCCGCGTGGTTCGACGTCGATCCCGCCACCATCGACCGTCGCGTGGTCGAAGAGTACGGGGCGACTTTTGCCGAGGTTTTCCGGCGGTACCGGGGACACGGGAAAGTCTCGCTGCGGCGTCGCCAGTTCCAGAAAGCGCTCGAGGGGGACAGTAGGATGCTCAAGTTCCTCGGCGCCAACTGGTTAGGCCAGCGCGAGCGCGTCGAGTACCTGTCCTCTGAAGAAGCTCGGCTCGCTCTCGCGGAGTCCCTCGGCGTCTCGCCCGACGAACTGCCGGACGCGGGGGCCCCGACCAAGGCGCCGTGATCATGCCGCTGTCCCGCGAGGAGATCGGGCGCCGGATCATGCGGCTCCCGCCTGGCGAACGCGACGCGGCGATCCGTGCCGCGCGCCAACTGTACGGCGGGCGGTTGCTCGACGAGAAGCCCAAGGAGGCGCCGACGGTCACGCGCGATCCGGATCATCGGCGCCGGTATGCCGGCGACCCGATGGCGTATCTGCGCGACCTCTTCGGGTACCGCCTCACGCCGGACCAGGAGACCGCGCTGGCGCTGATCGAGCGCGAGGACCGCGTGCTGATCCCCTCGGCCAACAACACGGGCAAATCGTGGCTGCTGGCGGCCTACGCGCTCTACCGCTTCGACGCCGTCGCGTCGCTTCCAGCCGAGGACCTTGGCCTGGAAGAGCAGGGCGCGCAGATCCTACTCCCCGGCCCCGACCACTCCACGATCTACAGCACGATCTACTCGGCGATCCTCGAGCATGCGAACCGCGCGGAGCAGCGCGGCTTCCTTATGCCGGGGAGAAGATCCGAGAACTCGGTGCTCTGGCGCGTGCGGCCGCGCTGGTTCTTTGAAGCGTTCAGCCCCGACGTGCGCGTCGGCCAGGAGGTGAGTCACGCCGCCTCGGGGCGTCATCACCGCAACCAGCTCGCCATCATCGAGGAAGGCCAGGGAGTGCCGGAGCCGGTCTGGAGCGCCACCGAGGGTATGTGCTCCGGTGACGGGAACAAGATCATCTCGGCGTTCAACCCGACGGAGCCGTTAGGCCCGGCCTACAAGCGTGCGAAGGGTGCGGGCTATACCGTCTTCGCGATGAGCGCGATGCGACACCCCAACGTGGTGCAGCGGAACGCCGCCCTGCCGGACGCCATCAGCTACAAGGTGGTGGACCAGCGCGTCGACAACGAGTGCCGCGACATGGGCCCGGCGGCGACGACAGTCCCCGACCCGAACGAGCTGGACTTCGCCTACGCGCTGCCGCCGAAGGCCGCCGAGGAGCGCGGGGGGCGCGAGGATGGGATCCCGGGACACCCCGATGGCGCGCCGCGCATCTACCGCCCGGGCCCGCGCTTCACCGCCCAGGTGCTCGGCCAATGGCCACGATCGACCCGCTCGTCGCTGTTCAGCGTGCGCGCACTCGAGGAGGCGATGGAGCGATGGACGGCCGATCGGCCGCGACCCGCCATCCCCGACTGCGTCGGCCTCGATCCCGCGCGCGAGGGCGACGACACCTCGACCGGCATGCCGCGCTGGGGGAGCGGCGCTGAGGAGCTCCTGCGCGCGTACGCCGACGCCGTGAAGCAGGGGCCTGCCGCCGTGGAGACGATGCGCAAGGAGCGTCGCCAGTACCTCGGCGAGTTCTTCGTCGCCCCGTCGGGCGATGGTCCCTCGGTCGCCGAGCATGTCATGCGGCGCCACTCGCTCTCCACCTGGGCGATCGACGAGACCGGCGTCGGCGCCTCGGTCCTCGATCATATGGTGCGCGTGCTCGGCGCCCGCGCCTCGGGCGTCTCGTTCGCTGCGTCACCGCTCGACCCCACGCCCGGCGAGGTCTATTCCGAGAACATGCGCACGCAGCTCTACGTGCGGGCCGCGTTGCTCGTCGGGGTCGGACTCGTCGACGTGCCGCCGGACGCGCGACTGCGCGAGGAGTTGCTCGCGCACGAGACATCGCCACGTGCGCGCGTCGTGGCGGTCGTCGATAGTTCCGGCATGGAGCGGAAGGAGCGCAAGGAGTCCGTCCTCTTGATCGACAAGGACGAGATCAAGCGACGCATCGGGCGCAGCCCCGACCGCGCCGACGCCTTCGTGCTCGCCGTGAACGGCGACCCACGACCGCGCCGCAGCGCGATCCAAGCCTGGTAACCCGGCCCTCATCATGAGCACTGCGCTCGCACGGCCCTCGATCGGTGCACGCCTCAAGACGGCGGGCCGCATGCTGCTCGGTCGCCTCGGGGAGATGGACGCCAAGGCGCTCGTGGGGATGTTCGATGAGCACGCGGCGACGGCCGCCTACGGCATGCTCGGTCGCATCTTCCCGGGATCGGTGGGAGAGCCGCCCAAGCGCGGGACCGCCGAGTATCTCAAGGCCTACTCCACTCACCCGTTGCTGCGCGCCGCGACGGAGCGCGTGGCCACAGCCGTCGCGTCGGTGCGCTTCACGCTCGCCGCGCGAAAGGGGAAGGGCGGGAAGGCGGTCCGCTTCGATGACTGGGTGCATGCGAGCCACGCCGAACGGCAGAAGATCCGGAAGGACCTCGCCCGCACGCGCGAGTTGATCGAGATCGAAGAGCATCCGATGCTGGAAGGGCTCCGCCGGGGCAACTCCATGCTCACCGGGCTCGCCGTCCGGTCGCTCACGTCGGTGTACCTCGACACCATTGGTGAGGTGTACTGGCTCAAGCAGCGCAATGCCGCCGGCGTCCCCCACGCCTTTTGGCCGCTGCCGCCGTCCTGGGTGCAGGAGACGGCGACGCCCTTGCGGCCCGAGTACCGGCTGAGCTACCGGGGCTGGAACGTCAACATCCCGGACACCGAGATCCTGAGCTGGACGATTCCCGATCCACTCAACCCGTACGCGCGCGGCAGCGGGCTCGCGCAGTCGTTAGGGGACGAGCTCGACACCGACGAGTTCGCGTCGAAGTTCATCCGCAGCTTCTTCTGGAACCGCGGCATCCCGAACCTGATGGTGTTCGGCGAGGGGATCACGCCCGACGTGGCGAAGATGATGGAGGCGCGCTGGCGGGCGAAGTACAAGACGCCGGAGGACCAGGCGCGCCCCTTCTTCACGAATGCGAAGGTCGACGTGAAGGAAATCGGGCAGACGTTCCAGCACATGGAGCTGAACGAGCTGCGACGCTACGAACGGGACCTCGTCATCCAGACGTTCGGCATCCCGCCGGAAGTGATGGGCATCCTGGAGTCGTCGAACCGTGCAACGATCGATGCCGCCGACTACCTGATGGCGCGCTACGTCGTGGCGCCGCGCTGCGACGTGATGCGCGAGGTCTTTCAGGCGCGGCTCGTGCCGGAGTACGACGAGCGGCTGGTGTGCGACTACGTGTCGCCGGTGCAGGAAGACACGGCGTTCCGGCTGCAGGCGATGCAGGCGGCGCCGTGGGCTGCGACGGTGGACGAGTGGCGCACGCTGCAGGGGCTGCCGGAGAAGGAGGACGGCAGCGGGGCGGTGCACATGGTGCCGTTCTCGCTGGTGCCAACGGACGCGATCGACCAGCCGATCGACGCGCTGGGCGGCGCGCCGGAGACGGAGGGCTGATGAGCGCGCTGGCGACGGCACTCGCTGAGGTCGTGGTCACCCTGGCCGTGACGCTGATGATCGCCGTGGCCGTGCGCTGGGTCATGCGGTATCTGGAGGAGGAGTGATGGTCGCGACGGTAGCCGAGTTCGTGCGAGAGCTGGTGCCCGTGGCGTGGCTCGTCGTGGCAGCGTTGGCTGCCGCGATCGTGGTGGACGCGCTCGACCCGATGCGGGAGGATTGATGTCGAGAGATCCGCACCGAGTGCTCACGAGCAAGCCGCGCATTGGCGAGGATGTCGTGCTGATCACTGCGCCCCGATTCGAGATGCACGACTTGTCCCAGGCGATACGCGAGCACCTCGCGGCGCAGATGGAGCATGAGAAGATGCACGGGAGGTCGGTAGGTGGCCGGGAACCGGTCGGCATTCTTCAAGCGCGAGACGGCGAATGATCGCCACGATGGTGGAGAAGTGATGCCGAGAGGACCATCGGCTGCCGCGCAGCGTCAACTGTCGGACTCCGACCGGGGCCGCATCGCCGCGCTGGCGGCCAAACTCTTCGCCGCCGTGATAGACCACGCGCCCCGCGCGCACGCGTTCGCGTACTCGGAGGAGGCAGTGCTCGACGCCACGGCCTCGGCGCGCAAGTACGCGGTGGCGCAGGCGCGGGCGCTGCTGGCCGAGGTGGACCGTCCGGCTTCACCTCGCCCGATAGCGCGCACGAGCCTTCGGGACGATCTCGCCGCGCTGCGAGAATGCTTTGGTGCCGGCGAGATTGCGGCCGCGCTGGCCAGCCTGCGCGAGGAGGGCAGGGGCTGATGAGCGAGACGAAGATGCTGCGGCTGCCGAACGGCAGCATGCCCAAGAACGAGGGCGAGTTCGCCTGGGACGAGAGCGAGACGTACTGCCGGATGATGCTTCCCGGCAAGCACTTCACCAATCTGCCCACCGAACGCGCGGCGGCGGCGACGGTGCGGTGGCAGTGGAACGGCTCGCTCGATCGCCCGACGTTCGCGCCATCGGTGCGCGTGTTTATACAGTTCGAGGGGCGGCCACAGGAGGAGCTCTGGCACGGCTTCATCACCGACGGCGTCATGCGGAGCTGCTGACGGTGCGCGAGGTTGACCTCTGCGCCGTCGTGATCGGCTGGCTCGCCGCCGATGGCTGGGACGTGCACCAAGAGGTGGACACCAGCGGCGGGACGGCGGACATCGTCGCGTCCAAGGGCAACCGCCTGTGGATCGTCGAAGCCAAGCTCGGATTCGGCTTCGACGTCATGGCGCAAGCCGAAGCGAGGCGGCGCGCCGCCCACTGGGTGTCCGTCGCGGTGCCCGATGCGCGTCACAGTGACGCCTTCAACTACGGGCGGTTCATCGCGCAGGAGCGCGGCATCGGCGTGCTGCGGGTCACCGACGAGAGAGTCATCGAAGACGTACGCCCCGCGTGCGGGCTGTCGAAGCAACGTGCACCGGACTGGTGGCCCGACTACCGCACCAGCACGCAGCGCGCCGACGCGCGCGAGCGAGCGCTGGGCATCGCCCGGGCGAAGGGCTTCCTGTGTGAGGAGACGCGCACCTTCGGCACGGCGGGATCGCCCTCTCCCACGCGATGGACGTACTGGAAGGCGATGGAGAAGGAGATGCGGCGGCTACTGCGCACGGCGCCGATGGCGACGAAGCCACTGTGGACCGCGCTCCCATCCCATGCGCGCACACGCACCCCGCAGGGGTTGCACACGTATCTCTCACGCGGCGCCTTTCCGGGCATCGTCTCGATTGGAGGGCGCCCGATGCAGTGGGCACTTGAGGAGCGTGCGAGATGATCACCAAGGCCCCGCCGATCGGCCGCGCCCTCATCGACGAGATCATCGCCCGCGTCCTCGGGCCTGCCGCTGACCTCTCGATGCGCGACCGACTGCTCAAGATCCTCCTGGAGACCGCGATCGCCGGGAGTACGACGGCCGCCGAGACGTTAGGCGTGCAGCCCACGCTCACCATCGACGGCGCCGCGCTGCGCCGGCTCGTGCAGGGGCACGCGCCCGCCATCGCTGGGATCAACGAGACCACGCGCAACGCCATCCGCGAGGCGCTGTACGACGTGGTGCAGGAGGGCGGTGACCTCGACGAGCAGGTCTCGGCGGTGCGCGGCGTCTTCCGGCAGGCCTCGCGCACGCGCGCCATCGCGATCGCCCGCACCGAGTCCGGGATCTTCTGGCACGCGGGCTCGCGCGCCCAGGGCGAGGAAGCCGGGGCCCGCTCGCACACCTGGCTCGCCACGCGTGACCCTCGGGTGCGCGAATCGCACCGCGCGGCCGACGGGCAGTGTAAGCCGATCGACCAACCGTACGAGGTTGGCGGCGAGCCGCTGATGCATCCGCTCGACCCCGGGGGCTCGCCGGAGAACATCATCAACTGCTATCTGCCGGGAACGCTCGTATCAGGGCGCTTCGTCGGCGGGATCAGGAGCGAGTACAAGGGTCCTGCCCGGCACATAGTCACAGCGCGGGGTCATCGGCTCTCCGTTACGCCCAATCACCCCGTACTTACCCCTCATGGTTGGCTCGCGGCTGGCCAGCTCCGCGTACACGATGATCTGCTTTGCGATTCGGGCATAGTCGGCACCGATGCGATTCGCTTCCTTGATCACCACGAGTATGAGCAACCAGCCAGCGTTGCAGATGTATTCGAGGCGCTTCGGGTAGGCGGCGCGTCGCTTCGACACCATCTGACACCCGATGATCTCCACGGCGACGCGCGGTTCATCGAGGGCGAGGTCGAGATTGTACGGGCCGACGGCCTTCTGTGGAGTGCACCGTACTCCGCGCGTGACGAGTTCAGCTTCTACCTCGCGCTCGTAAAGGAAGCGGTGGATCTGCCGTTCCTCACGCGTTCTGGCCCGACGGCACAACTCCTCGAAGGGGACGATGCGTCCCCTCACGGCCTCCCACGCCCGCCGCGTCTGGCGGACTACAGCGGCGCGATCCTGTCTGAGCGTCTGCCATTTGAGGGATTCCGCGGCCGAGCGACCCCGGAGCGGCTCTCCCCTGGCCTTGAACTCGCGCACCAGCTTCGGTCGGGAGATGCCCGCACCGTCGGCGAGCTGCTTCATCGACGTGCCGGCGCGATACTGCTGGATCAGGTCGTCGAGATTCGGGATGAGCAGTTTCGCGGTCATGTCTACGATCTCCAGTCGCACAGCGGACTAATGCTCGCCAGCAATGTAGTATGCTCGAACTGCCGCTGCACCGAAACGTTCTCGCCGCACGCGTGCTCCGACAAAGCGCGGAAGTCGTACGACGAGGGGACGCGCATCTGGAAGCGCGTCATGCGCTCGCTCGCCGCGCACGAACGGCTCGCCTTGGTGACGATGCGCCGCATCTTCCGCGACCAGCGCGTCGCACTCGTGTCGGAGCTCCAGCGCATGGCCACGTAGCCCGGCGGTAGACACCCGCCGTTGTTCCCGGCGCGGCGCGTTCGTATCATCCTCGCGTCGCCCCTCTCCGGCCCGCTGCTCGGCCCGTGACTCGCCGTCAGGCCTCCCGCCTGGCGCGTGGAGTACTCGCCGATGCCGAACAGCCAACGCCGCCCGTGGGTCGCGCTCGACCAGTGGAAGGCCGACGCGCGCGCCGAGAAGGCGTCTGCCGACGTCGCGCTCCGCAAGGGCTTCGCGGGCGTCTTCAAGGCCGAGGGCGACGCGCCCAACGCGCCCATCCGCGTTCGCATCTCGACCGCGCAGCGCGACCGCAGCAAGGACACGGTGAACCCGTCCGGGTGGCGTCTCGACGCCTACCTGGCCAACCCGGTCGTGCTGTGGGCGCACGACTACCACTCGTTCCCGATCGCGAAGGACACGGGCCTCACGTTCGATGCCAACGGGCTCGTGGGCTCCCCGCAGTTTGCTTCGGCCGACGAGAACCCGTGGGCGCCCTACTGCGAGAAGTTGATTCGCGGGGGCTTCCTCAACGCCGCGTCCGTCGGCTTTGCGCCGCTCAAGTGGATCTGGAACGAGGAGGAGCGCGGCGTCGACTTCCAGGAGCAGGAGCTCCTCGAGTACTCGATCGTGCCGGTGCCCGATAACCCGGGCGCGCTCGTAGAGGCCAAGGCCGCCGGCATCGAGATCGGCTGGATCGCCGAGTGGGCCGAGAAGGCCCTCGACGAGTGGCACGGGACCCCGGGGCGTTGGGTGCCGCGCACCGCCGTGGAAGAGGCGCGCAAGATCGCGAAGGGGGGCGGGCTCATGCTGCTGGTCCCCGGCCGCGACGCCAAAGCGCTCGACGTCGTGTCGCTCAAGAGCGAGAAGGGCGACGACGACAAGGGGGAGGGCGATGGGACGTCGGCTGCGATTAACCCGCAGGTCGGCGATCGCGTGCGCGTTCGTGATGACATGGCGCACGACGAGATGACAAAGGGCGTCGATGGCACGGTGCGCGAGATCTCCACGCCCGCCATCGGCATCGAGTTCGATGGCATGGATGGCGTGCACAAGTGGTACGTCGCGTCGGAGCTGGAGGCTGCTGGCAATGAAGAGGACTCCGCCGATGATGACGACGATGAGATGGAGATGGACGACGATGAGATGAAGGCGCTGGACGGCGACGAGGACGACGAAGTCCTCGAGCTCGACGACGACGAAGAAAAGGCGATCGAGATCGACGCCGCTGAGCTCCGCAGCGTCGTGCAAGAGTGTGTGAAGGAATCTCTCGGCCCGGTTCGCACGGCCCTCACTGGTCGCATCGACTGAGGGTCGCTGCCATGAAACTGACGAAGGACGGGCTCAAGGAACTGATCAACGGCCTCCTCAAGGAGGCGCTGGGCAGCACGCTCGATGAGCAGCGGAAGCTCACCGACGAGCGCCAGGCGAAGTGGATGGGCGACCTGATGACCCAAATCGCCGAGGGCAAGCAGGGGACCCGCACGACGCTGACCACGCAGGAGCGTGGCATCCTCACCGCGCAGTTCATTCGCTCGATCGCGGCGGTGGCGCACCTGGCCAAGCAGGGACGGCCGCAGTCGCTCGGCGACTTCGCGTCGAAGACGTACGGGAAGGACGCGCCGGTCACCAAGGCGCTCTCGGCCTCGACCTTCACCGAGGGCGGAGTGCTCGTCCCGGAAGAGGTGGCGGCCGACATTATCCCGCTGCTGCGTCCGGCGTCGGCGATCTACTCGCTGAACCCGGTCATCCAGCCGATGGCCTCCGGCGTCTTCTCGATGCCGAAGCTGACGGGCGGCGCCGCGGCGGACTACGTCGGTGAGAACAAGAACGCCCCGCTCACCAACACGGCGTGGGGCAGCGTGCGCCTGACGGCCAAGAAGCTGGCCGCGCTGGTGCCGATGTCCAACGACTGGTCGCGGCGCGCGGTGTCGTCCGGCGACTCCGTCGTGCGCGACGATCTCGTGGCGGCCGTCTCGCAGCGCGGTGACCTGGCGTTCATCCGGGGCACCGGGTCGCAGTACTCGCCGGAAGGGCTCCGGACCCGCGCGCAGGCCGCCAACATCATCGCGGCGAACGGCACGGTGAACCTGGCCAACGTCACGTCCGACCTCGGCAAGCTGGTGCTGGCGCTGGCCAACGCCAACGTGCGGATGCTGCGGCCGGGTTGGCTGATGTCGCCGCGCACCTGGGTGTACCTGTCGACCGTGCGCGACGCGAACGGGAACTTCGCCTTCCGCGAGGAGATCGCCGCGGGTCGCCTGTGGGGCTGGCCGTTCAAGGTCACGACGCAGATCCCGATCAACCTCGGCGGCGGCACGAACGAGTCGGAGCTGTACCTCGCCGACTTCGCCGATGTCGTGATCGGCGAGACGGAGACGCTGGAGATCACTACCTCGTCGGAGGCCGCGTACCACGACGGCTCCAACGTGGTGGCGGCGTTCTCGATGGACCAGACGGTCATCCGTGCGATCGTCGAGCACGACATCGGGCTCCGGCAGGATGCCTGTGTCGCGGTGCTCACCGGAGTGACCTGGACCCCGTAGGCCACGCGGCCGGGGGCGCCTAACGCGCCCTCGGCGTCCCCCACGAATCCTCACGCAGGAGATACGGCATCATGTACCAGACGCACGACATCGGGGCCCTCACGGCCACGCGCGCGGGTTCGCTCCCGGCGGCGCGGTCCGCCGGTGCGGCCAACGGCGCGGCGATCGACCGCAAGGGGTACGGCTCGGCGATCCTTTCCGTCATCACCGGCGCTGAGACGGGCGGACCTTCGGCGCGCAGCTCCACCTGCAAGATCCAGGACTCCGCCGACGGCTCCACCGGGTGGGCCGATCTCGCGGACGCCCCGACCGTTGCGGTCGCGGCCGTGGACTCGGTGGGCGAAGCGGCGATCAACCTCGCCGGCGCGAAGCGCTACATCCGCGTGGCGAACACCACGGCCTTCACGGGAGGCACGTCGCCGACGCTGCTGTCGGCGGCAACCGTGCAGCTGGGCGGCGCCGACAAGCTCCCGGCCTAACGATTCCCTCACCCCTGGAGGCGGATCGTTATGAGTGGACTCGTGCCAGTGCGGTTGCTCGCCCGCGTCGGGCCGTGCAACCCGAACGAGGTGGCGGGTTTCCCGCCGGAGTTCGCCGCGCAGCTGATCGCGACCGGCCGCGCCATGTCCCTCGACGCGGCTCCGGCGCCGGACGGCGACGATCAGCCGCCCGAGGGCGATGTGCCGCCGCCCGAGGGCGACCGCGACCCCGAACGCGAGGGGAAGCAGGGTGAAGGGGAGAACGACGACGAGGGAGAGGAGGAAGAGGAGGACGACGAAGGGGAGGAGACGTCTGCCGACGGTGAGTCGAGTGGGTCCAGCGCCCCGCCCGCGTCGACGCCCGCGAAGGCGCGGCGTCCCGGGAACCGGCGGACGTCGTGATCAAGCCGCGCGAGGACGGGGGGCGCGCGCCACGGGAGCAGCACACCGCCCCGTGGCGTGAGCGCCCTCGGCCCGCCGAGCCGATCGACCGCATGACGCGCGCGACGAGCGCACGCGTCGTCACCAAGGACCGCACGACCGGCGCGCCCAGCGCGCGCGAGGACCGGTGAGATGAAGAGCTGCGTGATCGAGATGGGGCGCTCCGTCGAGCGCAAGCTGCCCGGCGGCGAGACCGAGATCCTCGCGGCCAAGCAGCGCTACATCCTCGACGAGGCGGAGGCCAAGCGCTACCTGGAGCCCACGACGGAGCTGCAGGAGATCAACGGGGCCGTCACGGAGGTGGAAGTCGAGCCCGCCGCGACCCTCGTGCGCGAGTTCGACGTGGAGGCGGAAGCCGCTGCCAGCGCCGAGCCGGCGTCTGAGGCCGAGGCTGAGGAGCTGGTTGAGCCGGCGCCCTTCGCCACTGACGGCGAGTAGGCCAGCATGGCCCGCCGGTTGGTGACCGAGACGGAGGTGATCGAGCACCTGGGGATCGCGCCCGCGGCGTGGACCCCGGCGCTCGATCGTCTCCGGCTGGGCACCATCGGCCTGTTCGAGCGGCTGTGTGATCGCGCGCACGCGCCCTTCTCCGATGCGATCGCGACACGAGCCGAAGTGCACGACGGGACGGGGGCGCCGGAGCTCTGGCTCGACTACCCGGTCGCCACGATCACTTCGCTCGTGATCGGTCGCAACCCGGCATCGCCTGACGAGACCCTCAACGTGGCGTCGCTCGACGTGCTCTCGTTCCGCGCCGGCGAGCGGTCTCTGGTCCGCGTCGACGGCGGGACCTTCGGTGTGCTCGACGCGCCTCGCGTGGTACACGTGACGTACGCGACGCAGGATGACCTGCCCAACGATGCGCAGATAGCCGTCCTGCGCGTGATCGCGCAGGTGCACCGGCAGCGGGGAGCCGAGGACGCGGCGACGGAGAACGCCGCGGGCTACGCGCGCACCATGGCGGACCTGGCGGCGAAGGACGGGGTGTGGCTCGCGGCCGTCCAGCAGCACAAGCGGGGGGTGTTCCGGTGAGCCTCGACGGACTGCTCGCCACGCGTGGCGCCTGCGTGCGCATCCGGCGCGCGACGCGGGGTGCCAACACCGTCGGCGCGACGACGCGCACGTGGGATGATGCGCCGGACTCCCCGGTGCGCATGCTCCTGGAGGAGCTCACCGCCGGAAAGGCGCAGCGCGCGTGGGGCCTCGAGACGCTGGCCACCTTCCGTGCGACGGTCTCGGCCGACGCCGACGTGCAGAAGCTCGACGGCTGCTACGTCGAGGACGGCCGGTTCGCGGGCACGTTCCTGCGCGTGGAGGAGGACCCGCGGGGGAGTGAGCTGGGGCCGCAGTTTCGGGTGCTCGGCCTCGTGCGCACGCCCACCGAGAGGTTCGGACTGTGAGCGGCTCCTATCGTCCCGGCGACGCGAAGCTGACGCTCGACGCGGTGACCGAGCGGCTGCGGAAGGCACATCGCGCGTCGATCAAGCGCGCGGCACCGGTGCTGCAGGGCGAGATCAAGCTCGCGCTGAGCCGTCCAGGCACCGGCCGCACGTACAAGTCTTGGGGCGTCACCTCGCGCCTCGCGCGCAAGGGCACGAAAAAGCGGCTCAAGCAGGAGCATCGCGCGTCGTCGCCCGGCGAACCGCCGGCGGTCGACACCGGCTTCCTGCGCGCGTCGGTCGTCATCAACTACGAGGGCGACGGCACGGCGCGCGTCGGGCCCGCCGCCAAGTACGCGGCCGCCCTTGAGTACGGGACCATGCAGCCGCTGCGGTCGGTGCGGTTCCGTAAGGGACCGAGCGCCAACCGGAAGCACCTCGCGTCGGCGCTGCGGAAGTCGAGCGCCTCGCGCGCGCTCGTGCAGTCAGTACGGCAGCGCGGCAGCGGTCGCCTCGCGCCCAGGCCCTTCATGCAGCCCGCGCGGTTGATCGCCGAGCCGAAGATGCGCGACGTGATCGTCGACGACCTGCAGGTGGCGGTGGCGCAGATCGCCAACGGAGCCCGGTGAGCGATGCCGGTCACCGGAGACCTCGCCACGCCGCTCTGCGCCGCGCTCGTCGCGGTCCTCTCGGGGAACGCGGCGATTCAGGCGCTGTGCGGGCGCACCGAACGGCTGGTGGTCCCGTTCGAGGACATCAACGACGCCGACCCCGAGAATCCGCTCGCGGAGTTCGCGCTGCCCGTGCTGGTCTACACGTACGGCAACGACACCGAGATTGGCGGGATCGGGGACCAGCGGCTCGCGACGATCATCGTCGACGCGATCGCCGAAGGCGACAACTCGTGGCAGACCGTCTGTGAGCTGCAGGCGCACGCCCGCGCGGCCCTTTCCTGGAACGCCTTCAATGCGCAGGGGCTCGACGCGGTCGTTCGCGCGCCGGTGGTCCGTGACGGCGCCGCCGCTGATCCCGAGGCCACGCGCGGGCTCCGCATCCTGCGCGCCACCTACACCATCTGGGCGACGGCACCCTGACCGCCGGCTCCGCCTAACCGTTCGCTCCGCGCCGCACGCTCGCGCCGCAACCTCGATTCCCGAGGACTGCTTCAATGGCCAGCGTGAAGGGCAGTGTCTACAAGGGCAACTCCACGTTGCTCATCCACCGCGACAAGGCGTCGGGTGGCGTCACCACGCTCAACGGCGCCGTCGCCGCCGGCGCCACCAGCATCACCCTCACCGCGAACCCCGGCACGGCGTTCGGGAACGGCGACACGATTCGGATCGGCGTGGGCAGCGAGATGGAGCACAACCGGGTGGCGTCGATCGCCTCTCTGGTGATCACCCTCGCGTTCCCGCTGACGTTCGCCCACGCGTCCGGTGACCCTGTCGTCGAGATGGTCTCGTACGACTTCGGCGACGTGGAAGCCGGGGGCTTCACGGCCACGGTCGAGGGGGAGACGCAGGACATCCCCGTCAGCACCAAGCGCCTCGCGTACACCATTCTCGACGGCTACAAGGACGTCGGGGGGGCGTTCGCGCTGCCGAACCTCTCGATCCACAACTTCCCCCTCGCCTTCGGCATGCTGCCGAGCGTGGTGATCGGCGCTGGGGTACTGAACAACCCGTTCTGCTTCGTGACGGACGGTAACCAGTTCGCCGCCGACCCCAACATCGGGGTCACCCTCATCGGTGTCCTGATGGACGGCACCGTCCACTACACCGAGCTGTTCGGCGTCGACGTCGACTACACCGGCGCCTCGGTCACGCTCGCGCGCGGTCAGCTCGCCTCGCTGCCGGTGAAGATGTTGGCCGCCGCCGGCGGCGTCACCGGCCAGGGCGCGCCCGGATACACCGTGGACACGTCGCTGCGCCCGACGAAGGGGAAGGTGCTGGTCGGCCTCAACGAGGTCGGCATCATCGGCCCCGGGGGCGCCTTCTCGCAGACCGTGGCGGGCGCCACGGCCGCCGCGGGCCAGAAGGTCGTCCAGCTCTCGGCGGTGACCGGTCTCACGGTCGGGGACCTGCTCAAGATCGGGACGTCCGACCAGGCCGAGTGGCACGAGGTGGGCCAGATCTCGGCGCCGAACATCACGCTCCGCACGCCGCTGCTGCGCTCGCAGGCGGTCGGGACCGCCGTGGTGTCGGCCGTGCGCACGCCCTTCGCCGGGGTCTCCGAGGAGGGCGTGAAGCTCGACGTCTCGGGCTCAATCGACAAGATCCGTGTCGCGACGAGCGGGATCACGCAGGGGACCCGTCCTGGCGCCGCGGTGATGACGCTCTCGTTCGCCACGATCGAGATCTCGCTGTCGCAGATCGCCTACGCACTCGGCATCGCGCAGGCACAGATCGTGTCGAGCCGCCTCCCGTTCAACGGCAACAACATCGGCCGCACGCCGGCGGAGTGCGCCTACCTCAAGGGGCTCCTGGACGACGGGACGGTCCTCGAGATCCGCGCCTGGGCGTGCGCGCAGTCGATCCAGTCGTTCGCCATGCAGATGACGAACCAGGGCACGCTGACCTCGCTGCCGTTCACGTTGAGGCCGACGAGCGGGCTCCTCGTCCAGAACGGCCCGTAGCACGCGCTCGAGCACACCCACCCCTTCGACCTGAGGCCCGATGGCCCGACCCATCACGACGCGCCCGCGACCCTCGCGGGCGCGCGTCATTCCCGCCAGCTACTTCAAGGCCGAGTGCGGCACCCTGGAGCGCGCGGTGCGCCAGATGGAGGCCGCGACCGACGCCGAGCTGACCCCATACCGCCCGGGCGGCGCCGAGAATCCTCCGACCGACGCGTTCGGGTGGTTGAGCTACTATCGCCACCTCCACCGGCTGCACGCGCAGTCGGTGGGGCGCCGCGCCCCGGTGTCCCCGACCCTCGGGGCCGCCCACGCGGCCGAGGAAGAAATCGTGCTCGGCGCACTGCGCGAGGACGCCCTCGCGGTGACCCTGCGACACCCACCGCCTGACGGTCCAGAGGTGCTGCAGGTGCACGTGCTGTCCGAGCAGGCGCTACGTCATCTCGACGCGCGGGACGACCTCCTGCGATGCCTCGCGCGGCACGCTCGTGCGTTGCAGGGGTCGGAGCGACCGGAGGACCACGCGCTGCGACTCGAAGTGGTGGAGGAGATCTCGTACCAGCAGGCGGCGTGCGCGTGGATCTGCACCAGCGACGAGTGGCCGCGGCTGCCGTTCGACCCCATCGCGACGCCACGCCCCGAGCCGCCGGCAGCGCTCCGCGCGCTCCACCCCGAGGATCTCGTGCGCGTGCAGGCCGCCCACCATCGGTTGAACGCGGTGGCGCTGGTCGTGACACGGCAGCTCGTGTCGCTGCCCGACGAGAAGGGGGACGAGCAGGGCGGATCCTGGCGCACGTTCTTCGCCACGCTCGAGAAGGAGACGAACCACACGATCCCCGCCGCGACGTTCATGCGGAATCGCTCACTCGTGAGCCTGCTGGCCTCGCGCATCATTGCCACAGATGCCGAGAACGACGCGTACGAGCAGGCGAGGGAACGCGCGGAAGAGGAGGCGAAACACCGCGGGCGCCGGTAGAGGATACCGCGTCTCGTAGCACGACGCCGCGCATCGTACATTCCGAGCACCTCGGCCCGCACTCCGGCCCGCTCGCCCGCGCTCCGCGAGAGGCATGGCGCAGCAAGCCGAGATCGCCCAACTCTACTACACGCTCGGGGCCCGGGTCGACGCGTCGACCCAGCAGGCCGTCGCGCAGCAGGCCACCGCGCTCGACGAAATCGCGCAGGTGGCGGAGCAGGCGGGCGTCCCCATCGGATCGTTGCAGGCAGCGGTCGAGCAGCTGGTTGACGAGGTGGAAGGCGAGCTGCGATCCGCCGTGCAGCGGATGGGGAAGGAGATGGACGCCGCCGGGATCTCGGCAGCGGTTCTCGCGGAGCAGACCGAAGCCGTGGCGGAGGCGTCGGCGCAGTCGTTAGGGGCGCTCTCGGCGCAGGTGCGCCTGTACGCCCAGGGGACGCAGATCGCCGCGACACGTCAGCAGTCGTTGACACAGCTCGCGGGAATCGAGCAGCTGCTCAAGGGCCGCCTCGACCAGGGCAACCTCACCCTCGAGCAGCGCATCCGGCTCCAGCAGGTCCTCGCGCAGACGCAGGCGGCCACCGCCCTCGCCACCGCACGAGGGGCCGCCGCGATCGCCACGACCAGTCAGGCCACCGCGCGCGCGAGCGAGGCGGTCAAGGCCTTCGGTGACAGGTGGAGTGGGACCGCGCTTAACATCGTCACGGCGGCGAGCTCGATCGTGCAAAGCGGCAACGTGTCGAGCGGCGGACTCAAGGCCGTGTTGCTCGGCGCGACGCAGCTGGCGGGCTTCCTCGGCGCCGGGGGCGCGCTGGTCGTCGCGGCGGGCGTGGCCGCCAACGCCATCATCTCGGTGTTCACGAAGGCGCGCGAAGAAGCCCGCAAGACGCAGGAGGAGTTCGCCGAGATGATCGCGCGACTCCAGGACGAGGGGGATGTCGTCGGGATCGTGCGGGAGGCGGAGAAACTGTACCTCGGGAAGGCCTCCAAGAACTTCCAGGACGGCGTCAGGGCGTTGGAGGAGAACGTTAAGCAGCTCGATGCGGCGATCGCGCTGCGGCGCGAACTGGAGGCAAAGGCCAAGGAGAGTCTCTCCGGCTCCTTCGGGGCGGCGGCGATCGCGGGCGCCCCGGGGGCAGCTCGCGACAACCCGCTCACGGAGGTGCGCCGCGCACTTGAAAAGGAACGGGACAGCATCGTCGCGACACTGAAGGAAGTGAACGAAAAGATTGAGTTCGCTCGCAAGGCGGCGTTTGGTCCGAGTCCGAAGGCCAAGGGCGAGAAGCTCCCGATCGAGACATCAGTGACGTCGCCGGAGGGCGACGAGAGCAGACGGAAGAAGCGCCAAGACGAACTAGACGCCACCGCAGAATCCTACAGGCAGATCGGCCAAGCGGTCGATGACGTATTACAGTCCGTGGCCAGCGGAGAGACCACGCTGGCAGCCTTCGACCGGGAGGTGCGCGAGATCAACGATGACTTCGCCGCGCTGGAGAAGAAGGGCGACGTCACGAAGGCGCAGAAAGAGGGATTCGCGCAGCTTGCTGCGAAGCTCGCCTTCGCCCGCAAGGAGGTCGCGGCGTTCGAGGGCGCGAAGGCCGCCCGTGAGCTTGAGAAGATCGCCGCCGCACTGACGCCGAGCCTCCTCGACGACATGGCGCTCAGCACGCGCGAGCTCGTCGAGCAGCTCGACCGGCTGAAGGCGCCGCCGGACGTGCGGGCGCAGCTGCTTGGCCTCAAGCGCACGCTCGACGACGTCACGCTCAGTGGCCAGGCCTTCGAGAAGCGCCTCGCGGGCATCGGCGATTCCGGGTTGCCGCCGCTCCGCCAGATGGTCGCGCTCGGCGAGCTGCAGCGCGAGAAGGAGGCCGAGCTTCTCGGCATCACCGAGAAGGGCTACGCGGCGGACCAGAAGCGCGCGGCGATCAAGGCGCAGCTCGCGAAGATCGAGGCGCAGCAAGCGCAGCTGGCGGGGCAACAGCAGGTGACCGAAGCCAAGACGGTCGAGTCGGCCTCGCAGTTGTTGTTGGTGCTGCAGGAGACGTCGTCTGCTGCGTTCGGCATTGCGACGGCATTCCGCGGCGCGGACGCCACGCTGACGAAGATGATCGGCGGCACCGCTCAGGTGGCGGCGGGCTTATCGCGCATCAGCGAGTTAGCCGCAGCGACCGACGGCGGGCTAAGCAAGCTCCTGTCGTCCGGGGCGGGCATCGCGTCGATCCTGCCTGCCGTCGGTGGTGTGATTGGCGGTGTCGGGGCGGTTCTAAGCGCGGTGCGCGGACTGGGCAACAATCCAAGTCCGGTAGAGCAAGAGCAGCTGCGTCTCTACGCGGAGAACAACAAGCGACTCGCCGAGTTGCGGGTAGCGCTCGATAAACAGATCACGATCACCGTAGGAAGCGCCAAGGCCGCCACGGTGCGAGACTTCGTGACGGTAAAGGAAGGGCAAGGCGTTGGTGCAGATGGCGAGGCCGTCTTCGGATTCGTGAACAAGTCGATCCGGGACGTACTGGACGGGCTGTCCAGCCTCGGAATCTCGCTGGAAGAGCTGAGGGTGCTTGCCAAGAACTTCCAGGTGCAGCTCTCAGACGCGCCGACGGTCGAGCAGATCCAGCAGCTGCAAGAGGCCATCCGCACCCTCGACTTCAAGAAGCTCACCGAAGGGCTGGAGGGACAGCTCGACCTCCTCGACCTGCGCAAGCGCATCAACCCGGACGCCTTCAAGGGACTCACCGGCGTAGGGGCGCAGCTCGACATCCTTGCGAAGCGGGTCCCCGCGCTGCGCGATGCGCTCGAGGGCATCGACCTGAACGCCGCGGGCGGGCCAGTCGCGGCGATGGGGCGCCTGCGCGCCCTCTTCGAGGCGTTCACGAACGGCGAGATCGACCTCTCGCAGCTCGGGGAGATCACGGACCCCGGCGCATTCGCCGCGCTGATCGCACAGCTGATCGAGGCCATTCGCGACGCGGTCCCGGAGACCAAGTCGGCGAGCGATCGGTTCGCGGCCGCGCTGGAGTTGCTCGGGGTGCAGCTGGAGTTCGGGACCCTCACCCTGGAGCAGCGGCTCGAGCGTGCCAAGCTCGCCTTCGCGCAGCTCTTCCCCGAGCTCGCCGCCTCGCTCGATACGTCGAGCGCCGAGGCGTTCCGCGAGTCCATCAAGGCCATTATCGACGGCTTCGCCGCTGACGGCGACCTGAGCGACGCGGAACGTGCGCAGATCGAGGTGCTCCGCGCGCTGCTCGCCGCGTTCAAGGACGTCACCGACGCCGCTGAGGCGGCGGCCGACGCGGCGCGCGAGCAGGCGGAAGCCGAGGAGGAAAAGCGGCGGAAGGAGAGCGAGGAGGCTGATCGGAAGGCGAAGGACGCCGCCGACGCCGCAGCAAAGGCCGAGGAAGAGCGTCGCCGACGAGTCCTGGCGTTGGCCGAGGCCTACATCCGGGCGAACGACATCACGGACCCGATCGAGCAACTGCGCATCCGCCTGAATGCGTTAGGCGACGCGTTCCCGGCGCTCCGCGCGCAGCTCGCCCTCTTCGACGTCTCGACCGAGGAAGGAAGGAAGGCACTCGAGGCGTTCGTGCAGCTCATGATCGGCACGCCGGAGAACCTGGAGGCGCTCGCCGATGCGCTCGGGATCTCGGTCGACGAGCTCACGCAGATGCTGCTCGACCTCGAGGAAGGCGCCGACAGTGCGGCTGCGTCGGTCGCGACACTCGCGGCCCGGCTGCAGATCGCGTTCGACGCCGTGAACTTCGACCTCGCGCTGGAGAATGTCACCGACCCGATCGAGCGCCTGCGGCGGACCGTGGCGGGGCTCGCCGGCGTGCTCCCCGATCTCGACGCGGCACTGGCTGGGCTGGACCTGTCCAGCGAATCGGGACGCGCCCAGGCGGAGCAACGCCTCATCGCACTCGCCAAGAGCAGCACGGACGCCGCCGTGCGGGACGCGGTGCTGCAGTTGCTCCAGCAGATCCGCGCGATCGCGCCGGGGCAGGGCTCCGGTCTCGCGCCCTCGTTCGGCGGCGCGGACACCGGCGGCGACGTGCGATTCGGCGCCTTTGCGACGGGCACGGTCGTGCAGTTCGACCGGATCATCACGCTGCTCACCGACATCGAGTCCCACACGCGCACGCTCGCCCTGGGCGCTCCCCGTGTGGGCGGCGTGCGACCGCCGGTGCTCCCCCTCGTCCCCTCGGCCGTCGTCACGACGTCCCTCGCCGGCGCGAGCGGCGCCAGCATGGTCGTGAACGTCTACGCCACCATCAACATCGGCGCCGGCGTCTCGCCGGAGACCGCACGCGTCGCGCTCGACGAAGGGGGCGAGCGGATCCGCCGCCAGGTCGAGAACGTGGTCGAGACCGGCGGCGCCCGCCGCCTCCTGCGCTCGCAGCGCGCGCGCGGCATCCCCCTGCAGACCTAACGAGCCCCGAGCATGGCGCAGCCCACGGTCTACCTGAACAAGCGCGCACTCGAAGACTTCGATGTCGCGCACTACCGCTCGACGGCCTTCGCGGGCGTGCCCCAGGTGCGGCGCGGTATGGCGTTGCGCGGGCGGCGTGGCATCGTGCGCCTCACGGCGGCCCCGGACGCGGCACCGCGCCTCATGCGGATCGAGGGGACGATCGTCACGCCCCCCGCGCAGCTCGACGCCAAGGCGCGGGCCCTCAGCGCCTGGTGCGTACGCGGGACGCTGGAGGTGCAGTTCGGGCATGATCTCAGCAAGGTCTACTTCGCCGACTGCACCCGGTGCGAGGTCACCGTGCTGGACCCGCAGCTCGACATGTCGGCGCCCAAGGCGGGCGCCCGCGTCGAGATCGAGCTCGAGGCGATCGACCCCGCGGCGTTCGACACCTCCATTCGGCCGCTGGCGATCGGCCAGGCGGCCGTGGAAGTGCCGATGGGGGACGCCGACGTGTCGGGCATCATCCGACTTGTCGAAGGGACCAATCCCCAGGTGACCGTCCGCCATCCCAACGGCGAGGTCATCGCCTTCCTGAAGTTCGACGGGATCACGCTGACAGCGGGGACGCAGCGGATCGAGGCCAATAGCCTCACGCTGGAGACGCGGCTCTACACCAACCTCACGAGCGTGAACGCCGACGACTACGTGACCGACGACTCGAGCTTCCCGCTGATCATCCCGTATCGCGCACGAGACCCGATCTCGGGACGGGGGCCGACCATCGAGGTCACCAGCGGGTGGGGTGAGCTGCTCTACGCGAGGGCCCACGCATGACAGCACCGCGCACACAGAGCTACGGGCGCTACGATTCGCTGCTGCCTCCCTCAGCCCTCCTGCTCCACTGGCGCGCCGCGTGGGCCGAGCTCACACCGCTGTCGGGCCTGCAGGCCCCGACGTACGAGCGGGCCTCGATCGCCACGGCGCTCGACGCCAACGGCTTCCTGCGCCGCGTCGCGAATCATCAGTCGCGCTATGAAGCCGTGGACACCGACGGCGATGGGATCGGCGACTACGCCGTGTTGCGCCTCGACCCCGGCGAGTCGTCGGGGTGGTCGCAGACCGAGCAACTCGACAACGCCAACTGGACGAAGACCGGGGCGACGATCTCGGCCAACGCGGCCGTCGCGCCTGATCTCGCGGCGACGGCCGACAAGATCGCCGAGGACACGGCAACCAGTGACCACGGGATCTCGCGGAACACGCCGACGCTTGGCACCAACGAGAGCGAGTGCCTCACGTTCTTCGCGAAGGCTGCGGAACGGAACTGGCTGCGGGTCGTCACCACGAACAAGGCCAACCAGGTCGATAGCTCGTGGGTGAACATCGCGACGGGGGCCACGGGAACCGTCGACGCACAGCACACAATCCGGGTGAAGTTGCTCGCGAATGGGTGGGTGCGGTGCACGGTCATCTGGAACAGCGGATCGGGTGCGACGACGCCGAATGTGGCGATCCGCTTGGCGACTGGCAACAACGCCACGACGTACGCCGGGACCACCGGTAGCGGCGCGTATGTGTGGGGGATCAACCTTGCCGTCGGCGAGACGTGCGAAGTCGGATACATCCCCGCCGCCGCATCCGCGGTGACGACGGTGGCGGACGAGTTCACGCTCCCGGCGGCGTGGGGCCTCCTCAACGACTGCACCTTCTACGTCGAGGCCGAGCTGCATCCGTGGGACCTCGCCGGCGGGACCCTCACTCGTGCGCAGTACTTACTGGCGCAGCGCAGCGCGAATCTCGCGGCCGCGCGCCTCGAGCTATTCGCGTCGGCCTCCTCCCGCGTGCTCACTGCGCAGCTGACGGACGCCTCGGCGGTCGTGCAGTCGATCACGCTCGCCATTCCCATCACGACGCCAGTGATCGGCGTCGCGATGCAGTGCCGCAACCTGCAGTCGGCGCCGCAGGCGCGGCTCGCGGTGGCACCGGGCGCCTGGACCAACTGGACCACCGCGGTTGGCGCGCTGCCCGCCATCGCTAACCAGATCTCTGTGGGCGATTCGGCCGAGAGCGCAGGGAACAACTGGAACGGCGGGATCGGCGTCGTGAAGTGCGCCGGGGCCCTCGTCGAGTACGACGCCATGCAGATGGCGTACTGACCGATGGCGACGCCGGCGCTCCATCGCGTGCAGCTGCGCACGGGTCCCAGGTGCGACGGCGCGTCCACCTCGCTCGGCTTCTTCCGCGCGCTTTCGGAGGACACCAACGCCCTCTTCTCGCTCGACGCCGATGAGACGTTCGAGTTCGCGGTGCCGCTGTCCGATCCGCTGGCGGCCCTCCTGAGGCGACGCCAGGTCGTGCGCCCCATCTACGCCGATGGATCCTACCACGAGTGGCTGGTCGAAGAGGTGGTGACCGAGACCGGGGCCGGGGATCACGTGATGCGCGTCGCGTGCTCCAACCTGCTCATGCTGCTGGCGGACGCGACGCTGATGGAGCAGCTGGAGACCACGGGCGACGCCACGCTCGCCGGGAGCTACACCGGCACCGTCACGCAGTTCTGGGACAACATCCTGCTGGGGATGCTGACCGCCGCCGGCATCAGCTACGTCGGGCGTGGGACCGTCGATCCCACCGAGGTGCGCACGTTCACGTGGGGGTTCGGCGACACGCCGCTGTCCATGGCGCGGCAGGCCGCCAGCCTCACCAAAACCGAGCTTCGGCTGCGCCGCAATGGCACGGCGGGGTACCTCGTGGATTGGCTGGCCGCGACCAACGCCGCGATGTCGACCGTCAGCATTCGCGCGAAGAAGAACCTGCATGCGCTCCGTCGCACGGAGTCCGCGCGCGACCAAGCCACGATCCTCTACGCCGAGGGCGACCCGGACGCCGGCGGGACGCCCTATTCCCTGCAGCGCGTGCAGTGGCGTGTCTCGGCAGTGAACGGCGGCACCAACCGCGTGCAGCTGGCCAGTCCGCTGGGCGGCGCTGGGCCAATCACGGAGGACAACCAGTTCTCGACGGCGGCCGTGCGGCAGTACTACCTCCTCCGCCGGCGGACCGGCCGACTCTACCCGATCGTCGATACCTTCGCCGCGACGCAGGAGCTGGAACTCCCGGACGTGTCGACGATCGCGGTGGGCGAGTGGGTCGAGTTCCGCGAAGACAACACGACCGCCGTGCTGGAGCACGCGTACGCGGACGGCAAGTCGTTCCTACGTGCGACGGCCATCGCGACCAACGACGCGACGTTGCAGAACCCGGTGACGAACGGCGACCCGGTGGCGGCCGACGACCAGTACGTCGATTGGCTCGCGCGGATCTCCTATGAAGTACTCGCGACGACCACGGACAACAGCGGTCAGACGCTCTTTAGCGACGGTCGCATCAAGTGCGTCTCGGTGACCGGCGTGCAGGTGGGCGACTGGGGGGCGCTCCTGCAGTCCGCGACGACGCCGTGGCTCCTCTCCACGCATTGGGGGATCTTCACCGTCACGGCAGTCGATTCCGGGGCCAACACCATCACGGTGACGGCTCGTTATCCGCGTCAGCACGCGTGGGCGCCCGGCAACGTCAGCAATCTGCTGCAGCAACTGCGCGTGTTTCGCCCGCGCGGCCTGACGCCACTCGTGCGGGACAGCGTCGCGTCCACCAACGTCGCCACGCTATCCTCGGGGAGTGGGATCTCGGCCAACGACCTGGTGGAAATGGTGCAGGTCACCGGCGGCAAGCAGCTCCGCCGCCTGCTCTCGCCCGCGGCCGTCGCGCAGTATGGGCGCAAGGTCGGCACGGTGCAGCGGGAGCTGCAGGGCGACGGCCCGCTGAACGACAACGCCGTGATGAGCACGTGGACCGGGGCGTCGAACGTGCCGCCGGACGGCTACGAGCTCATGGGCGGCACGATCACCCGCGTGTCACCGATCACTTATGGCACGTACGCGGCCACCGTGAATGGCTCCGGTGTGCGAGGTCCCATCGCGTGGATGACGCCCGGGCTCGGACAGGCACGCCTGTCACTGCTCACGATCTTCCGCATCGAGAGCGGCGCGTGGTGGAATGCGGTGCAATCACGAATACAACTGCGCTTGCAGTACGGCAACAACACCGCGACGCCAGCCGGGACGGTGAGCATCTACGGGCCGTCGAACACCTCGATCCCGGCGGACGGGAAGGTGGTCCAGACCCTCGACGTCGTGACGCTGACGCTAGAGAACCTCGACCTTGAAGTCTCGCAAGTCCTGTCGTACGGCGTTCGCATGCAGCTGGAGGGCTTCACAGACACCGGCGCCGGACTCACGCCCAACTTCACCGTCGATGGGATGTGGATCTTCCCCACGGCCCGGGTCCCCGCCCGCCTGAGCGAGTTCGGCGAGGGCACGCTCCTGTGGCAGGCCGTGGCCACGCAACTCGCGGCCGTCGCGATGCCGGAGACGTACGACCTCGACGTGATCGACCTCGCCGCGATCGATGGGTCCGCGTACCCGTTCGCCGATCTGGAGCTCGGTCGGTCGGTGCGACTGATCGATCCCGACTCCAACGCTGCACGCACCGGGCTCCGCATCCAGCAGCGACGCCGGTACTACTTCAGCCCGGAGCAGGACTCGATCGTCGTCTCGACGCGCCCCCGCACGTTCACGGAGATGATCTCGGGGGCGACGGTGGACGTGCAGGGCCGCCTCCGCTACGGTCGCCGCGTCGATCGCTGAGCGAACACCTGAGACGTGAGACGCGCGGAGACACCGCGCGTTGAGGGGACTGCCGCCGCCGTCCATCTTCCTCCTCGTTCGCCTTCCTCGAGCCGTCACGCTCCGATGCCCGGTAACCCCGGACCCTTCGGCATGCGCGACGCGGACGGCTCGGTGCTCACGATCAAGAAGCTGCTGGTGCAGCCGCTGGAGCGCGTGGCGGCGGATACCCCATTCTGGGGCTGGGTGCTCGCGTGGACGGGGAGCTTCTGGCAATGGCTGCGCGGGGATGCGTTCTCGACGCTGCTCGTGCTCATCGTCGCCGTGGCGTTCTGTGATTACTACTACGGCGTCAAGACCGCGCGACTGAGCCAGCAATTCAACCCCTTGCTTGCCCAACGCGGCTGGCACGGGAAGATGAGCGGGCTCGTGTTGCTGCTGGCGATTCGCCTCTTCGAGGGCTGGACCGCCGCGTCGGGGCTCGTCGACACCAAGGGGGCCGTCGCGACGGCGCTGGGCATCGCGCTCCTGAGTGTCGATCTGCAGTCGATCGCCCACCACCGCGAGGGATTCGGCGCCACGCCGATCCCCGTGCTCTCGCCGGTGCTCGCCTGGGTGCGCTCGTTCGCCGGCGTGAAGCTCCCGCCGCCGCGCGAGACCAGCGCGCCGCCCGCATCTGATCCGCCGCTCGATCGCTGGCGAGACGGCGACCGCGCCTGATGCCCATTCCCTGCTCGCGCCCCGATCACCCCAACGCGCCGATGCGATGACTCCCCTGCTTCCCCTCCTGCTCGCGGCGGCACTGCAGCTGCCGGATACGACCTGCGTCCGCGTGACCCTGATCCGGCCCCGGAGGCCCTACTGCCGATGACCGCCCCGCGGCCCATCGCTTTCATACGTTCGCCCAACTTCGGGCGCCGTCCCGAGGGGGCGCGCGTCGATTGCCTCGTGCTCCATGCGGACGCGTCGCGCAGCGAGGTCGGGACCATCGAGTGGATCCGGCGGCCGGAGGCGAAGGTCAGCTATCACTACCTCGTCCACCGGGACGGCGCCGTCACGCAGTTCGTCCCCGGCGAAATGCGCGCGTGGCACGCGGGCACGTCCGCGTTCCAGGGGCGCGCGAACGTGAACGATTTCTCGTTGGCCGTGGCGTTCGCCAACGACCAGCGGGGGGAGCCGTTCTGGGATCGGCAGATCCGGGCCGGTGTCGAGCTGGTGGCCGATCTCTGCTGGCTGTATCGCATCCCGCTCACGCGCATCACGACCCACGCGGCCGTCGCGCCTGGGCGGAAGTCAGATCCCGGGCCGCTGTTCCCGCTCGCGGCCTTCCTCGTGGACGTCGGCGCCGAGGTCGCGCGCCGCAGAACCGAAGGTGCGGAATGATCGCGCTCCTGCTCGCGGCGGCACTACAGCTGCCGGATACGACCTGCGTCCGCGTGACCGCGGTGATCGGGACGCGCACCCGGGCCGACACGGTGCGGCTCGCGCAGTGCGTCCCGCCGCGCGTGGATACCGTGCAGATCGTCCGAGTGGACACTCTGCGGCTCGTGCGCGTGGATACGCTCTGGCGGGAGCGCCCGGCGCCGGACTCTACGCCGCGCGATTCCGTGCCGACGGACTCGATCCCTCGCGACTCACTCCCCACCGACTCGCTGCCGGCGGACACGCTGCCCACGCCGCAGCCGTCGGGCGTGGCCGAGCTGCCGCGCGCGGTCCCCACGTGGCCTGCGCACCTCGCGACCGCCCCGTGCACCCAGACGATCGCCGCCACGGGGCTGCAGGCCGCGGTTGGGCGGGCGCGCCCTGGGGACGTGCTGTGCCTCGCGCCCGGGGACCGATTTCGCGGCACGCTCACGCTTCCGGAGCGGAGCGACTCTGGCTGGGTCGTCGTGCGCACGGCGCCCAGCCAGGGGCAGCCCGCGCCGGGCACGCGGGTGCGTCCGTCACAGGGCGCCACCCTCGCCACCCTCGAGGCCACCGGCACCACGAGCGCGATCGTCACGGCGCCGCGTGCGCGCGGGTGGTACCTGACGACGCTGGAGGTCCGCACCGATAGCGCGCTCGCGTCGCTCACCTACGCGCTCATCGACCTGCAGACGCCGCCGACCGTCGACGCGTTCGCGCGGAATCTCGTGCTCGATCGCCTGTGGGTGCACGGCTGGGCGCACCGGCCGCTGCGACGTTGTGTCGCCCTCAACTCCGCATCGACCGCGATCGTCCACAGCTGGATCGACGAGTGCCACGAGAAGGGCACGGACTCGCAGGCGATCGCCGGGTGGAGCGGGCCCGGTCCGTACCTCATCGAGAACAGCTACCTGGCTGGAGCGGGTGAGAACATCATGTTCGGCGGCTCGGATCCGCGCTTCGCGGGGGTGCATCCGTCCGACATCACCGTGAGGCGCAACCACATCGTCACGCCGCCGAGCTGGCGGGGCGTGTGGACGAAGAAGAACCTCATCGAGACGAAGAACGTCCAGCGCATCCTGATCGAGGGGAACGTGCTCGAAGGCTCGTGGAAGGACGGCCAGGACGGACATGCCATTCTCGTGAAGTCTGCGAACCAGTCGGGCAACCCCGCGCATCGGGGCAGCGGCACGCGCGACCTCACGATCAGGCGCAACCTGATTCGCCACGCCGGCGCCGCGCTCAACCTCAGCGGCCGTGGTGGAGATGCCGGGGCGATCGACTCGGTGACCCGGCGAGTGCTCATCGAGGAGAACTACAGCGATTCACTCTGCGCGATCACGTGCGATACGCGCGGGATCATGCTGCTGACGGGCGCCGAGCGGGTCGAGTTCCGGCGCAATACGTGGCTTGCTCCCGCCACGGTCAACAGTTACACGGGTGGCAGCGCCTCAAGCGTCACGGCGCGCGACCTCCGGATCGACGGCGACCTCCTCTCGCGCGGCCGCTACGTGCTCGCCGGTTGCTGGACCACCACCTGTGCCCCCGGTCTTTCGCTCGACGCTGCGCTGATCGGCGCGGGCGTCCCGGTCCCCCGATTCGTGCTGTTCCCGACGAGCGACGCGGCCCACGCGGCCGGGTACGGCGTCTCCCGCGCCACCATCGACGCGGCCACGCGTGGCGTGGTCGTGCAACCCTAACGAGACACGGCCATGATGGCATGGGAAGAGAATGACGCGTGTGCCCACATCGGGCTCGACGCTTACGACGCCGCGTTCAACAGCGGGTTCATCGACGGGTATGCGCTCTCGGGCGCACTCCCCGACAAGAACGCGGCAGCGACCGGGACGCTGCTGGTGAGCATCGCGCTGTCGGCCGACGCCTTCGCCGCCGCCGTGTCCCGCGCGAAGGCGAAGAACGGCACGTGGCAGGGTTCCGGTGTCGCGCCCGGCGTGCTGCGCTACGCGCGGCTTCGCAACGCGGCGGGCACGGTGGTGATGCAGGCGCAGACGGTGGGCATCGCGGGGGCTGCGGCCGTGAACATCTCGACTGGCACCGACGTGGGCGCTGACTACGAGCTCACGTGCGCGGCGAGTCACGGGCTCGTGGTGGGCCAGCGCGTGACCATCGCCGGGCACTCGTACGCGGGCGCCAACGGGACCTGGCTGGTGAGCGCGGTGATGTCGGCCACGGTCTTTCGGATCACCTATGACGCTGGGGGCTCCGGCGGGACCGGCGGCACGTCGACCGCGGCCAATGGCGACCTAACGGTCACCAACGTCACCGTCGGCGTGGGCGACACCGTGACCGTCACCGCCTTCAACCTCACGAAGCCCTAACGAGGCGCCCTATGGCTGACTTCATCACGCTGAGTCCCGCGGGCGGCTGCGTCGCGGCGGTCGGCGCCGAGACGTTCGTACAGTCGATCATCCCGCACGCGCAGTGGCCGCAGATCGGCGACGAGATCGCCTTCGCCTGTCGCACGAGCGACACCGCGTTCCTCCCGATCCGGTGGGTGATCAAGGAGTTCGACCTCGACGGGTCCGCCGGAACGGCGAACAACCCGGATCCGCAGGACCGACGACTCGTAGGCACCGAACTCCCCACCGGAAAGCGCGACTACGCCGGCAGCGGCACACAGCTCCCCCGCATGAGCACGGGGAATCCGCGCGTGCTCTGGCACGCCGACATCTACCCGGCGCAGTCCGGACGGGTGCCGCTCATCTCGCCGCTCACGGGCAAGCCGATCATGATCCGCCCGGGTCGTGTCGGCACGCTCTCGATCATCATCCCGGCGGCGGTCGCGGGGCAGGTGGCGGCGCAGACGGTCGAGTTCGGGCTCTACACGCACGACGGTGGCTGACGGTGTACGCGGGGACGTCTCGGCGTTGGGGCGTACTAGGGCGCAAGCATCTCGCGCTCCCGTACGCCGCGACGCATCCCACCCGCCAGCTGCTCGACATCTGGCTCCCGACGGCGCCAGGGGCCGCCGGGCGCGGGCCGTTCCCGATCTGCCTCTGGATCCACGGGGGCGGCTGGCAGGCCGGGTCGCGGGCGCTGAGTCCCGGCGACTACCCCCTCGACGTGCTGCCGTACGGCGTGGCGGTCGTGTCGATCGACTACCGCCTCTCCGGCGACAACGGGTCAACGCCGTACCCCGCGCACATTCACGACTGCAAGGCCGCGCTGCGGTGGACCCGCGCCAACGCGTCGCGCTTCCACCTGAACCCGGGGCGCGTGATTGCGTACGGGGCGAGCGCGGGCGGGCACCTGGCGTTGCACTTGGGGCTGACGCAGGGCGTCGCGGCGATGACCGACCTGTCGTTAGGGAACGCGACGATGGACGAGTCGGTCCTGGCGGTCTGCGCCCTCTTCGCGCCGAGCGTCTTCAACCAGCACGATACCGACTTCGCGAACCAGGTCACCGAGTTCGGCGGCCCGGCGAGCGGGCGCGGGACCATCTGCTCGACGACGACGCAGGAGTCGTGGCTTCTCGGCGGGACGGCGACGCCGATCAACCCCTGCAGCGCCACGGCCGAGGTGCACAATCGCAGTGATACCGCCTACTGGGTCGCGAACGGGCCCGCGTGCATTCCTGGCAGGCGTCTCCTGCAGGGCGTACGGCTGATGCACGGGGTGCGAAGCGGTGGCGTGGGGGGCGATGCATCCGTCGCGGTGGGCCAGAGCCGTCGCGTGCGTGACGCGCTGATTGCCCGGGGGCTCACCTTCGCGAACGGGTCGGCGTGGGAGTACTACGAGGTCCCGCAGGCACAGCACGGGGTCGAGGGGGACGCGGCGTGGCAGGCCGAGCGCGCCGGCATTCGCGACTGGCTCGTGGCACGAGCCTTCGCCTAACGTGAGACGCAACCATGGCTGACAACGTCCAGATCACCGCCGGCAGCGGTACGACCATCGCGACCGACGACGCCGGCGCCGGCGGGCATGTGCAGGTCGTGAAGCTCGCCCTGAGCGCCGACGGGAGCGCGACGCCGATCCCCGCGACGGCGGACGGCATCGCGGTGCAGGGCAGCGTGGCCCACGATGCCGCCGACGCCGGGAATCCCGTCGGCGTCGGGCTCCAGGCACGCACCACCAACCCCACGGCCGTGGCCGATGCTGACCGGGTGCGCGCCATCGCCGACAAGGTGGGGCGCCAGGTCGTGGTGGTCTCGCAGGTGCGCGACCTCGTCACGCAGGCGACGGTGGTGGTGAGCACCACCACCGAGACGACCATCATCGCCGCCGGCGGCGCCGGCGTGTTTCACGACGTGGCCGCCATCGTGATCTTCAATCGCTCGACCGGCTCGGTGCAGGTCCGGATTCGCGATGCCACCGGCGGAGCGCACATCTGGGCCCCGCAGCTCCCACCGAGTGGCGGGTGGGCGATGGCGTTTCCGACGCCCTGGAAGCAGGGGGCCGCCAACAACAACTGGACGGTCGAGCTGGGGACGGCGGCGACGGACGTGACCGTCTCGCTGCAGTGCGTGAAGAACACCTAACGAGCGCCACGCCGCATGGCCACGCGTCTCTATCTCCCGAGCTTCCCGATCTGGGCGAACCCGTACACGGCCGCCCCGTTCTGGCACGCGTCGTGGGAGCAGGTGCCGACCAACCTGCGGCGATCGCAGATCACGAGCACCTCGGCGCCGCAGAGCTTCGGGACCGTGAGCGGACCCTTCACGGAGTCGAACGCGACCAGCGGCGCGGTCGACGTGGCGTGCGTCCAGCTCATCTCGCAACCACTGGACGGCGACCAGACGATCACCGGCACAATCACCGGTCAGGTGCGCGCGTCGGAGAACAACGTGGCGGCGAATGCGATGGTGCAGCTCGTGGCCTACGTGATCGCGCCCGACGGGACGACGCGCGGGGTGCTCTACGCCGGGCACACCAATGCGCTCTCCTCGGAGCTGGCCACCTCGCTCACCAATCGCACGCTGCCCCTGGCGGCGCTCTCGCCCGTGAGCCTGTCGAGCGTCAACGCGCTGAGCGGTGACCGGGTCGTCGTCGAGATCGGGGTGCGGAAGACCGAGGCCTCGACCACCAGCCGTAACGTGTCGATCGGCGTGGGGACGGATAGCGCGAGCGATCTGCCCGTCGACGAGACGACGACCACGGCCGACAACGGCTGGGTCGAGTTCTCGCAGA